TTACGATAATCCCTCAAAGAGATATTTGCAGCTATCACCAAGACAACTGCGAGAGGGTCAAAAACAAAGATGAGAAGAATAATAATCCAACGAACTGCCTTTTCAAGTTCACCTTCACTGACATCATCATATAACATCGAAGCAACATAACGAATAGGGCCGGTTTCCACTTCCGCAAGTGATACCTCAGTTTTCATACTAAACTTCTCATCTGTAAAATCGTCTATTTCTTTTTCCAATCCTTCTATTTTTGTATTCAGAAGATTGGTTTCATTCTCCATCTCTCCTATTTTTTTCAATCCTCTACTAACCGCACCAAGTTCAATGTATTTCTGGAGAGCATCATCTATCGTATCCAATCTACCTTGATACCGATTTATTTGAGTGTTCTTCTGCCCTATCTTTTGTTCTATTCGTAATATTCTCTCTTCCAAGAGTATAGTTGGATTAGATTGTGCGATGTGTGCTCTGGAAAGAAACCCAAATATACCAAGTGAGGTTATCAACATCAATACTATTACAGCACCAATGAAATAGGTCTTCATTACGAAAGGTGATGTTTTCCAGTTGGTAAACGTCCATGAAGCACAGATGAGTTTGCCGATTTCTAACACCACTCCCATAATCATGATTGCTGTTGTCGCACCAGAAAAAATTGCCATCAGGCCAACTATAGAATACCAAGCGGCTACTGTAGATATTGCCAGTGCCGTAAAAAGTGTCAAGAGGCCAAAATACATTTAATTCCCGAAAAATGATTCTAATGATGCGATGTGTTCTGTTTGCCATCCAACAGCATTCAAAATAACTCGCATCGGTTCGATAAACGATTTCTCAAACATTTTATCATAGTCAATATATTCTTGTAACTCAAACTCTTTGGGAAGTTGATTGAGTATAGCGATACTTTCACCCCCTGTTGTGTTTTGTTTCTTGAGGTAAGCAAACTTTATCTTCTCACCATCCTTGATTGTGGGATAGTCATTTACCAGTTTGTGGTCTTTGAGAAGTTTGTTGTAAAGTAAAGAAGCTTTGACATGAATAGGTGCTCCCTTCGTATGAAGATGTGCAGCATCAAAATATTTCTCAAGACCACGAACTGAGCGAGGAAAGAAGATTTCTTCTGCACCCAACGTCATGAACTCTTTACGGAAATCACCAATGTATGTTATGACATCATCTTCAGTTCCATTCATGATAATCTTGAGAATGTGCTTCATCTTATCTTTACAAGCAGTAGGTGTCGATGACCTTATTGCATCTATACCCATCATTTTGAGTTTAGGTTCTTCGTATCTCACACCCTCAGAGTCGTACACGTTCATGATGTATCTCTTCTTGGCAGTCCATACCGCTTTGTCTGCAAGGTTCTCACGTTTCATCACCATCTTTTGATCGAAAGCATTTACATAATCCTTGAGTTTATCGTATGACTTATCGATAATCTTTTCCATCTGGTCAGCACAAACCTTGTCGAGAAAATCAATCACTTTGGTCTTGTCTTCTATGTTATTCCCATACACTTGTTTTACGAGGTCATCCATACAGATATAAACCGAATCAGTATCAACCGCTACGACATAATCTTTTTCTTCTTCTGGTTTTAGAACCTCATTCAGATACCGATTGATTTCTTTCTCAACCCACTTGATAGATAACTGGCCTGAAGTAGTAATGGCTTCTGCAATTCGTTGATCAAAGTATCGGAAATGTTGATTACCCATCGCACCAAATGCCGAGTTGAGAGTAATCTTCAGGTTGTTCTGCATATTGTGATACTTGGAAATGAGATGAGATAGTTTTCTCTTTTCTTTTCTGTCTTTCTCTTTCTCCAACTTCTTCTTCGCTTCAATCATCAACAATTTGTATTTGACACGATTGTTGTATAGTTCTTGCATCATCTCTGGAAGAAAACCTTGTTTATCCGTCTTGTAAAATTCATTGTTAGGAGTATAGGTTACCTTGTATTTCTTCAGTGCTTGTAAGTCTATTGTCTCATCTAACATTCCACCAACACCAGGCCGGTCATCCTTCACGGTTTGTAGTTCAGGCGGGAGTTCATCCGTAATCAAGGTTTCTGGTGAGATGTTGTACTGCATGATTAGATGAGGATACAGAGAGTTCAGGTCAAAGTTCACAACCCAATTGTGAGCACCGATTTGTGGGTCTTTCACATAAGCACCCTCAAACTGAGTAGATTTGCTGGAATGTGTTTTGGGTGGAATGACAATGTTTTTCCTCAGAAGATTATTGTAAATCAGAGTATCCCACATTCTTACTTGACCGAATGTATTGCTGTAGTTTACCTTACTGAGATAAGCAAGTGATATGACCATCTCAAGCAATTTCATCTTACCCTCAAGTTGTTCCACCAACTCGGTATCTTTGATATTGTAATCTATGAACTTTTGATAATCGTTTTTGTAAAGAAGATGAAGAGAACCCTGCTCGGAATAGTCGAGTTTACGTTCACCCAATTCAACAAAGGCGATATGGTCAAGACGATAAGACTCTTGGTTGATGTAAGTAAATTTACGATAAGTAGAAAGATAGTCGAGAGTTTCCACACCCATAATAGAATAGGCTTGGAGTTCTTTACCACCCAAACCATACATTGTATATTCTCTTACTTTTCTCCAAGGCGAGAGCAATTTCGATGGGTCTTTTCTGGCATCAAAGAGTCTTTTGGCACGATTGACAAGATACGGAATATCAAATGTTTCGATGTTCCATCCGGTGATAATGTCAGGAGATTCCTTATCCCATATCTCAAAGAACTTCTGGAGTAATGCTCGTTCACTATCGAATCGAAAATAGAAGACATCTTTTCTTTCATTGATGTATTCACCTCTACCAAAAACAAAACACTTCTTGTCAACCTTGAATGAGATTGCTGTTACTTCTTCATTAGCAGTTTCGATGTTAGGAAATCCATTCTCAGAGCCAGTCTCAATATCAAGATAAGCAATACGAATCTTCTCAAAGTCATAGTTGATATGTTCTTCTGGAAAGTGTTCTGCGATGAAAGAGAACTCCCATTTATCATTACCGTAAATGCTGAAGTTGTCGATGTCTTTGTATTTGCGAATGAACTCGCGACACTCTTTCATAGTTCCTGGCTGGATTTCTCCAACTGGATCACCTTCTAGAGTTCGGAATTTGGTTTCTTCTTTTGTGGGTATGTATAAGGTAGGATGGTATTCTATACGGTCTTTGAATCTTTTGCCGTCAGAAGAGATACCACGAAATAGAATATTATTTCCTAGTGTAACAACGTTTGTATAAAAACTCATGTATTATTTTTCATCTAGATTATTTTGGAATATTATTTAACTCATTTAACTTATTATAACACATAGTAATGTGTTTGTCAATCCAATTCTTTTTTGAATTGCATTGACCTATACACAATAAAAATTCCAAATAAGTTGCCCAGAAATATTTCATATGCTTCTCCTATGAGAGAAGACCTGACTTGTAACTTGTCTTACCATTAATTCTCAGTGCTGTCATTGTTTTACTTCGGTTACTTCCATCAAGAACATACGAACAATGAATCCATCCACTATTTGGATCTGTTCCATCGTAAAATTCTAGAATGAGTTGGTCAAATTCTAAATGTTTTTCAATCCATCTTGCGAGGTCTGGATTTGAAATTCGTGTTGATTCAAAGTCTGCTGCTTGTCCATTACAATGCTGACTTGTTGTTGAACCCCCTACTGCTTTATTTAATGCTGGAGAACGATATCCGCTATTGATACGAATAACTCCAAATTCTTCTCTTACAGGTTGTAAAATAAAATTACAGAGGTTAGTTAAATTGATAACGTGTTCTCTTGATGCATCATTTGATATTCCTAAACGATCTGCAGTAGAACTTTTTATCATTTCTTGATACCCAAAGTTTTTTGTCAGGTGACCATTATATGGTGGTATCTTGGTTGCCACTATGTTCCTTCCTAATCTTGTTTAATATCAACTGAACCAGTAGTAGGATCAAATGTAAGTGTGAATGTTTTTTCGATTGGTTTGAGTGTTCCGTCCGCTTTGACGATAGGTAACTTGCCCTCAACTGCAGCCATCAATGCATCTTTTGCAGTTGTGAATTGATGTGCGGGGTCTTCTTTTATAGCTTTGTCTAGTTCTTTTTTTGCGTCTTTGGGGAGTAAATCATCTATCATATTTTCCACATGCTCAGTCGCCAAGTTCTGAGCCTTATCTATAATAAGACTAGAAATAACATTAAACAATAATAAAGGTAACATAATATTCTCCTAATAATTAATAATAAAACCCCTTCCAGAGTATTTATCTCTGGAAGGGAGACAAGAAATTACTTCTTCTTGTGTTCAATCACATTTGGATTTGTGATTGGAATTATTCTTGGTTTCTTTTCATCTGGAACAATTCTTTCCAATGTGATGTTAAGAAGACCATTTTCAAACTCTGCACCCTTGACAATAATGTCATCAGCGAGAGTAAACTTACGAGAGAAAGAACGATTCGCAATTCCTCTATGAACATAATCTGGTGTATCCAAGTTTTGTTTTCCCTTTTCATCAGTTGAACGAACAGAAAGAACATTTTCCGTAAGTTCTATTTCAACATCTTTTTCCGAAAAACCAGCAAGTGCCAGTTCGATGACAAAGTTGAAGTCATCTTCTTTTCGGATATTGTAGGGTGGATAAGACCCATTCTCTTGTTGTGGGAAATTCGCAAGACGATTGAACATAGAATCAAATCCAATGGATAATCCCATGAATTTTTCTAAATCGTTTGCAGTAAATTGTGAGTGTGGTGCTAATGATACCATAATTCCTCCTTATATAAGCAAGGTTGGTGTTGAAGAAATCTCAATCCATAGCACTGGACTTGAGATTGGTTGCGAGACTACCACTATGGTCAGCCTCAATCTCGCCATCCTTCACCTTTACATAGATGATGGAAGCGATGTCTTAAAATCGTAAAATATAGTTTGAACAATGAATCTTCTGTATAACTTCCAGAACCATTCACTATTAGTTTATATCTTGTTTTCATAGTTATTTATACCGAAAAAACGAGCACTTGGAGTTGAACCAAGTTCTTCGGAATAAATTCCAAAGTGTTGCCGACAACTACTCGCTTTAATTTTTAAAGTTTTTACTTATCTACACGACTGAAAAATCCTTTACTTTTCTTGTATCCCACATTCCTAGTTTCTGGGCCGATTCCTAAAACTTTGGTATCGTTCCAATCATTGTATTCATCACACACCCAATCCAAATATAACCTATCAGACAGACCATGTGCGCTAATAATTTTTTTAAGTTTTTTTAGATTCATAAGTCTAAAAAGACCATCAATCTCTTCAGAAATAAACTTTTCAAAATGTACTCGTTTCCCATTTTGCAAAGCTGTACTTACAAACATATACTCTAAAACTTGAGCCCTCAAAACACTTGCATGGATCTTGTTTTGAGCGAAGTCAGGACAATGTTGACTCCATTTTTGCTTGTATCTTTTCAATCCCTCAATCAAAATTTGGATAGTTTTTTCACTTTCCATAGAATTGACCCCCTCTGAGTAAAATGCGGATTTTCCTCTAGCTTTGTATACCATGTAGTAAAATTGGTTCGGGCCGACTATTTCAAGTCTATCAGGTTTCACAGATCCAAATCCGTCAATGTGACAATTCATTCTTTCTAACACAGTCAAAACCCAACAATCTTCAGGAATAAAATGAACTACACCCGCTCGAATTTTGGTCATTTGTGATAATTTTTTTCTATTTTCGTTGTTATCGGTAAAAATCTCTGCTTCAATTTGAATACATTCTTGTTCGGTCAAATGAGTTGGATGATGATACATATGACAAGGGAGAGTAAGTAAATTATCTGGAAGTATACAGTTTTGGAACATAAATGTGCGATGCATTCCTTCAACACAATGCATTGTTCCATCTGGTCTGACAGCTATAATAACAGCTGTTAACATTGTTGGTTTTAAATCACCATAGTTGAGAATAGATTGTTTCGATATGGTTCTCTGGTAATCTTTAGGGAGTTTAAACTTTTGAGATTCTACTTGAGTTGCTGATCGGTATATAAAGTACGACAATTCATAGTCTTTACCATTTATTGTAGCAATACGATTTACTTTTGTTGGAGGAATATTTTCTTTTTTGACTAATTCTCCGATAGTCATGCTTTGTCTATAAAAAGCCTCTTTTTTCTTAATAGGTACTAACATAATTATTTTTTCTTCCAGCTGAACTGGATCTAGCAAGTGCTAGTAGGTTTATCGAAACGCCGTAACGTTCCAAAAAGTAAAAATACTCATAGAGTAAATCTACCTTGTTGAATGAAAACTTCATTGTGATCATTCATTGTTATAATATATTATTATAACAAGTTCTAACGATATTGTCAAGTTTTTTCTTTATAATGTGTATCTAAACTTGATATTATCTTTTTCTTTTCTATTTTTTTCTTTTCCTCAACTTGTTTATTTATTTGTTCGATTCTTTCAAGAGATTGTTTGTAATACTCTTTACTTACTTCACAACCAATACTTTTTCTGTTAGTATTGTTACAAGCTATAGCGGTTGAACCAGAACCCATGAAAATGTCTAAGACAGTATCTTTTGGATTAGTATAAGCTCTGATTATTCTTTCCAACAGATAAATGTTTTTAGTTGTAGGATGCCAACCGCAATAATCTTTTGCAGTAGTGTGATTATTTTTTTGCCAAACACCAGCCCAACAATCTTCATCTGTATCTTCCTTTCTATCCCAAATAGAAGTAGGAATCGTGCCCTTTGCAAAAGCCGGAGTTGGTTTTATTTCACCAGTTTGTTTCGCCTTCGCAACATCTTCTCTACTTGGTTCTTTTCCGTCATTCTCTAATTTAAACTTATCTTTAAATTCTTTGAGGATCTTTTTTGAACTATTCATATTTGTTTTTATTGTGCGTTCCACACGAACATCATCAGCATTGAATAGGAATTCTTTACCTTTACTATAACACCAAGCATATTCGTGTTTTCTAGCAAAGTTGTTTTTTATT